GTGATGTACAAATACTTGCACGCGGTGCGATGTCGCTGGTCGTTAAGGAAGCTGAAGCTGTCCGCAAGAATGAGTTCCTCCGTCTTGTATTGGAGAGTCCTGTTGCTCAGCAGATTGTTGGCCTACCGGGCACAGCCGAACTCATGCGTGACTTGGCCAGTAATCTCAACACCAATGTCGATCGTCTTGTCCCTAGCCGAGAGGATGTTGAAAAGCAGCAGGCTATGGCGCAGCAGCAAGCTATGATGCAACAGCAGGCGATGCAGGAAGCTGCTAACTTGCAAGAAGACGGGTCACAAATGGGGGGGCGTGAGAGCAACATGATAAGCGCGCGTCCGAATGGACGCTAACGCGTGTACTTGTTGACACGTTAACACATATAAGATAGCTTAAAGACATGATTGACTTGAACAATGCGGACGCCCAACAGGTACAATCGCTCGTGCGGTTGAGAGAACCCGGGTACAACGCATTTTTGAAGTTACTCGAGGCGGAACTTGAATCCGCCAAGCAGAAACTGGTTCACGCAGCTGACATGGTCCAAGTCCACCGGCTGCAAGGACGAGCGGAAGCACTAGAAGATTTACTGAAGGCGGTTGAAGAAGCGCCGAAGGTAGAAAACCGCGCATACGCGCAGAAACGATGAAGCATACCATAACGGGAACAGCATACCCTCGGGACGCTAGGAACAGAGTTGGTGCTTTAAGGAGAGAAAAATGGCATTGCCAAAACAGGTGCAAGCACAGCTTGCTGAAGTGGAAGAACTAGAGAAAACGCTGAAAGCCCCGAAGGACAAGAAAAAGAAGGTTGAAGAGCCTGAAGTTTCAGAAGACCTGACGGATACCGAGGCTGAAGTACCAGTCGAAACTGAAGAAGCGGTTGAACCTGAAGAAGCGAAGCCAGCTGACACGTCGCCGACGGACGTAGCGGATGAATTTGAGCAGAAGTACAAAACCTTACGGGGTAAGTATGATGCGGAAGTCCCTCGCCTGCACCAACAGGTTAAGGACTTACAGGCTAAACTGAATGATCTTGTAAAAGCTCAGGAAGAGAAGCCCAAAGCGCCGACAAAGCCGAAGGAGAAAGTCAGTTATGTAACCGATGCAGATCGAGCCGAATTTGGTGAAGAACTGATCGACGTTCAACGCCGTGTTGCGAAAGAGGTTTCTCAGGACTACGAGGACCGTTTTGAACAACAGGCGGCGGTTATCGCAGAGCTTCAGAAGCAACTGAAGCAAACCGGTAGTCAAGTTGGCGAAATGAGCTTTGCTCAGAAACTGACACAGTTAGTTCCTGACTTTGCTGATGTCGACAAGGATGAACGTTGGGTAGCGTGGCTAAACGAATACGACCCAATGGTCCGAGGCCCACGCAGAGATCAGGCAGCGGCGGCATTCAACGCCGGAGATGCAGAAGCAGTAGCGCACTATGTGAAACTGTGGAAACAAACTCTGGAGCCGGTTGTCCCGCAAGAGCGTAAGACTCGCCAAGCCGAACTTGAGAAGCAGGTTGCGCCAAATCGTACAGCAAATTCCGCGAGTACGAAGAGCGTAGGAAAAGACGTCAGGGTCTACTCAGAGAGACAGATCGCAGACGCTTGGACTAAGATACGCACTTTGAACACGCGAAAAATGTATGACGAGGCGGCCAAACTTGAAGCTGAAATAACTGCTGCCTACCTTGAAGGGCGCGTTCGTTAACATCTGTTAACACGTAAACGGATTAGGGAAGCAGTTGTTGAACACCAACTGAAACTATAGGAGGCCAAAATGGCTGCTGTATTCCCCGTCGTCAATTCCGGCGCATTCGATACCAACCCGTCCTACTCGGGTGGTTTTATCCCACAACTGTGGTCGAACAAACTGAACGCTAAGTTCTACGCGAACACCATGATGACTGAAATCGCCAACACCGATTGGGAAGGCGAAATCAAGAATCAGGGCGATACAATCCGTATCCGCACCGCACCTTCGATCACCATCAACGACTACGCTGGCGCGGGCACTACGCTTGCTTCAGAAGTACCTGCACCGATCTACACTGACATGCAGATCGACAAAGGCAAATACTTCAGCGTTCAAGTCAACGATGTACTTGCTCACCAAGCCGACATGGACTTGATGAACATGTTCACTGATGACGCAGCTAAGCAGCTGAAAATCTCCATCGAGAACGACGTGTTCTACGAGTGGTTTGTAACTAACGGTGCTGCTGCGGCAAACGCAGGCGGTTCTGCTGGTGCATTGTCTGGTGAGTACGACCTAGGTACTGACGTGACTCCAATCGACCAAGCAACTCCGGGCAACGTGTTGAAAGCGATCCTTCGCATGTCAGCCGCTCTGGACGAGCAGAACGTTCCTGAAGAGGGCCGTTGGTTGATTATCACACCATTCGACCGTCAGCTGCTTATGCAAACTGACATCGCCCAAGCGTACTTCACTGGTGACGCGTCTTCGACAATCCGTACCGGTAAAATCGGTATGCTAGACCGCTTCGAGGTTTACGTCTCGAACTTGCTGCCTAAAGGCGCAGCAGGCAAAGGTCTGGTTGCAGGTTTGTCAGCGACAGGCACTGGTGCAGACGTCACTAACGCGAAAGCACGTCGTATGATGGTTGCAGGCACGAAGCACGCATGTTCCTTCGCGTCGCAGATCAGCAAGACTGAACCACTGCGTAACCAGAACGACTTTGGCGACATCGTCCGTGGCCTAGCGGTCTACGGTCGTAAAGTCCTGAAGCCTGAAGCTCTGGTAACTACGCTCGTCGGCTCCGCGTCTTAATAACCCAAGAGGGGGGTTCGCCCCCCTCGTCCACCTTATAGGAGGTTATCATGGACGTATTTGAGCTAATTGACGCCGTCGGCGCAGAGATCGCAGCAAACCGTGCTGTTGCTCGTGTAGACGGAGAACGCGTGGTTGTAGCCAAGGTCATCGGCGACAAGATGGTTCTAACTGCCGAAGGCGAAGAGTTGGCAAAGGTTGTTAAGCCTGCCCCTGCTCCTGCTCCAAAAGCAACTAAAACCACAAAGTCAAAGACGACGAAGGCTGCCGCTACACCCAAATCAGACGAATAGGGGGGTGACGGATGTCTACCGTAAAGGTCATCGACGTAATCAGACGGGTCGAGGACGTGTTGCAAGACAGCAACATCCGTTGGCCGCGTACTGAACTTCAAAACTGGATGAACGAGTCGTATCTCGCGATTACACTTGCTCGACCAGACGCAAACGCCAAGTCCGGCACATTCACGTGCGCAGCAGGTACTCGACAAGTCCTAACGGACGAGTTCGCGTCGGCGCTACGCTTGCTTGATGTAACTCGGAACATGGCATTAACTTCGACTTACAGGGTTATCCGCCTTGTTGCTCGTAGTGTTCTGGATGACCAACGTCCGGGGTGGCACGCCGAAACCGGTACGGTCAACATTCAGCACTACACCTTCGATCCCCGCCAACCTAAAGAGTTTTTCGTCTACCCACCGGCAACGACAGCCGCACAGGTAGAGGTCGTTTATACTGACTCTCCGGGCGCTCACGCGCTTTCCGAGTCTGACCTAGACCCAGAAGGTGCAAACGCAGAAGTCATCAAGTTGGACGACATCTACATGTCTCCGATTATCGACTGGATTCTGTATCGTGCTTACTCGAAAGACGCTGAATACGGCGCGAACGAGCAACGTGCTCAGGCTTCTTACGCGGCGTTTAACGCGGCGCTAAGCACCAAAAACCAAGTAGACGCAGCATCCGCCCCGTCTAATATGAGTAAGGTGACGTAAAATGGCGGTAGCGTGGGACCAGTTTTATCCATATATACAGCCCCACCTACCGGGCTGCCCTGAACTGACGATCGAAAAGTATCTTCAGGAGGCTGCCGCTGAGTTCTGCGCGCAGTCAGGTGTTTGGCGGTACGACATCGACAAGGACTACACCAGTAGAAATACTGCTGAGTACGAAATCGAGGTACCGACAAACGCCGTTCTTGAAGACATTCTTGTCCTTTACATCAACGGGCAACCTACTACGCGCGTGTCTGACAGGCACTACGACTTACCAAGCACGATCAGTAACGGTCGTCCCATGTCTTACAGCTTGTACATCGACGCGCAGGTGCGGTTCTACCCGACACCCGACGGGAAGTACGAGTTTGAAGGGGTCGCTGTTATCAAACCCTCTTTGAGTGCGTCCGGTGTTGAGGACTTTATCTACGAGTCCTACGGACGGCACATTGCCTGCGGGGCGATATACCGCTTGGCTATGATTCCCGGCAAAGAGTGGAGTAACCCCGAGCTTGGGGTGTACTACAAGACTGAGTTTTACAACCATATCGCACAAGCAAGAGGCCGTGATACGCGCCGCGTGAACTTGACCGCTAAGCTGGTCGGGTTTGACCGCGCTACGGCTCGTAGGGGGCTGTAATGGCGCAGATATTTAAGTACGTGCAAGGCGACACCGGCCCTCAAATCCGTGTGACCTTGACTAACGAAGATAACGACGACCCGGTAGACTTGACGTCTGCGACGGTGACGCTGCACTTCCGTGAAGCCGGTGCCGAAAACGTTTTGTTTTCCCGAGAGTTCTTTGTGAACCCTGAGACGGCGACCAACGGTATCGCGGTTCTCCAGTGGTTAGAGGGCGACTTGGAAGTGGAAGCCGGGACGTACGAAGGCGAGATCGAGGTTGTTCGCGGGAGCGGCACTCGGGAAACGTTGTACGAGAAGCTGAAGTTCAAAATCCGTGAGGACTTTGCATGAAGCTCAAATCCGTTGAACTGGTTAACGCGTTATCGGCTGCTTTCGAGCAGC